AAAAGTAAGGCACAAAAGAAGTTTACAGAAGAGACAGAAATCAACTATGATGACGTTAAACTATTCTATAAAGGATTGGCAAACGACAGAAAGAAAACAGACGCTCAAGCGGCTGTGGATAAACAAAAGGTAGACAGAGAAACTTATGCCGCTAAAAAAGCACTTGACGATCAAGCAGAAGAGGAAAGAAAGAGAAGAGAGGAAGAGCAAAAGAAGGCTGACGAAGAGAGAAGAAGAAGACAAATCGAAGAACTGACTGATGAATATGAAAGAAGAAAGAATGCCAGTGATAAGATAAGAGATATTCAGATAGACAACATAGACGACCTTGAGCAAAAAGAACTCGAATATCAGGAACTTGTCTGGGGTAGAGAAAGACAGGCTATTATAGACAAGGCGATCCAAAGAGAATTGAAGGCTAACGAAGACCTATTCGTGGCAGGTAAGAAAACCAAAAAGGAATTTGAGGCAGACCGATTGAAGATAACTCAAGACGGAACTAAATATCTATTGGAAGAAGAGAAAAAACTCATTACTGCCAGTGAAGACAGATTGAAAAAGAGTAAGGAACTTATCAAAACCAAATACAAAAACGAAGGCGAGATAACAGTTGCTGAGACTAAAAAGATAAACGCCGAACTTGCTAAACTTGAAATAGAGAGACAAAAGAGAGAAGCATTATCAGGTGTGAAGCCGGCAAACAACGAGGCAGATAAACAAAAACTGAACCTAACTCAAAAGAACCTTGAAAAGATACTTGAAGCAGCAAAGGTAGAGGAAGAACAATATAAACTTGAAAGAAAGAGAGTTGACGACCATATTGCGAAAGTCAAAATAGACGCTAAATTGACCGAACAATTCAAAAATGATGAGATCGCAGCATCGGAAGAAAAGTTCCAGGCTAACAAAGAGGCATATGATAAGAAGAGAATAATAACCGAACAGGCTATTGCTGACGCCAAAAAACAAAACGAGGACGCTAAAAAGAATGCTATCGATGAGATAGAGGCTGCTAAGAAAGTAACAGAAGTCAAAAACTCATTCAAATCGGCAGAGAAAAAGGCATCAAAAGATTTGGCAGACGCTGAACTCGAAGTTCTAAAAGAGAGATATGAGTATGAGATATTAAAGGCTGGACTAACAAAAGATCAGAAGGAAAAGATAGACGCTCAATACGCACTTGATAGAAAGAATATCGAATTGAATCTGGCGACTGATATAATTGAGATAGACACACAGGTAGTCGAAAAGAAAGAAGAGAACAGTAACAAAGAACTTGATTTCAGAACAGAAATGAAGGAAAAGATATTGGAATTGGAACAAACCATAGCCGACACCATAATGTCTTTTATAGAGCAAGAGACCAACGAGAGAATAAAAGCAAACGACCTTATCTATCAGGATAAGATATCAAAGATAGACGCTGAGGAACAAAAGTATCAAGACCTTATCGCTAACCGATCCATTGCGGAACAGGCGGCATATGATATCGAACAAGGATTCAACGATCAAAGAAAGAACGCAGAGAGACAGAGACAACTTGAAGAAGATAAGATAAGAAAAAAACAATTTGAGGCACAGAAGATAAACGACGCAACACAGATAGCCATAAACTATGGAGTCGCAATAGCCAAAGCATTCAAAGACTATGGTTGGCCATTCGGTTTAATACCAGCAGGTCTTCTTGCAGTTCAACTTGGAGTAGAAGAGGCAGCGGTATTGAATAAGAAGTATGTTCCACAATACGCAACAGGAGGTATACATTTTGGAGACGGCCCAGTATCTGGACCCGGAACAGGAACGAGTGACGATATAAATGCTAAACTATCAAACGGAGAAATAGTGATAAACGCCAAATCGTCTAAGAAATATGCCCCATTATTATCGGCTATAAACGAAGCAGGTGGAGGTAAGAAGATACCACATTTGGCAGCAGGAGGAGTTGTAGTATCAAATTCGAACGTATCGAACATAAGCAATATGAGTTCGGCTATGACAAATTCGAATATAGACCTACAACCACTTATCGATGCTATCAATAACCAAAGCAAAGAGGTATATGTGAAAGAGTCGTCAGTAACGAACGCACAGAACAATGCCGAAAAACTAAAAAGAAGAACAAGGTTCTAAAATGAACGATAAACACAAAAAATATACTTTATGATATATGGAAAAGAAAATGCCAACCTATAAAATAGTAGTGAATCCAGAAGATGAAACAACTGGAGTATTCGCAGTAAGTTTAGTAGATGAACCGGCAATCGAAGTAGATTGGATCAAACTAAAAAAAGACATAGAATTCGAATTTAGTGCCAACAAAGACAAACAGATGTTATTCGGCCCACTCCTAATCCCAAACAAAATGATATACAGGAGAGACAACAACGGTAACGAATACAACATATACTTTGACGAAGAAACTATCCAGACGATAGCCGATAAGTACAACGAGAACAAACTAAACGACGTATTCAACTTCCAACATTCGGAGGAAAAAGTCGAGGCGGTTCTTCTACAAAACTGGATCACAGGAGAAGTAGACAAAAGTCAAGAGTTCGGATTCCAATTACCAAAAGGAAGTTGGTTCGGAGGAATCAAAGTAAAAGACGAAAACTTCTGGAACGAATTCGTTAAGACGGAAAAAGTAAAAGGGTTCTCAGTCGAAATAATGGCAGGAACAGAATTAGTGGAAATGACTACCCAAGAGGTAGATAAAAATAAAAATATATTACTTATGGAATATAAAACAAAAGATGGACTTACTCTTAAATGGGAAGGTGACGCGGCTGTTGATGTTGAAGTATTTGTTGTCGCAGAAGACGGAACAGAGACACCAGCAGAAAACGGAGACTACATTTTAGAAGACGGAACAACTATCGTTATCACAAATGGAAAAGTTGCTGAAATCAAACCGGTTGAAACGGCACCAGAAGAAAACTTAGCAGACCCAGTTCTTCCAACAGACGAACAACCTGCATTCGACATCGAAGCAGCATTAAATGAAATGAGAACTGTTATCGCAGAACTTGCTTCAAGAGTAGACGCATTAGAAAATGTGGAAACAGTAGAAGACGAGGCAAACGATGATGAACCAACAATGATGTCTAAAATAGAAGAACTTCAAGACAAAGTAGAGATCTTATCTTCTATGGCAGGAGCGTCGACTATTACTAAAAAAGACGACAACAGAAAAGTAGAGTTGCAAGACAAGCAAAAGGCTATGTTAGAGAGAATTGAGTTCTTGAAAAACAGATAAAATGAACGAAAACAACGACTATTATACTTTATGTATAAAATAAAAAAAAAACAAAAATATATGAACATTAAAGATTTCAAATTAGCATTCGTAGATAATACCACTTTCTATGGAATTGACGCAGCTGGATTCTATTCAAGAGCACTTTTAACAGGAGCATCAAAAGAAGAATTCAGATTGATACCAAATGTTAAATCTAAGATCAAATTAGGTGAATTAAACATTGGTGATATTTTAGCAGGAGCGGATTGCTCTTTCTCATCAGCAGGCGAAGGTACATTGGCTCAAAAGTCATTCGAAGTTGAACCAATCAAGATCAACTTAGAGTATTGTAAAAGAACTTTCGAAACTAACTACTTATCACAATTGTTAAGACCAGGATCAAACTCAGCAGAGGTTATGCCAGCAACAGTAGAAGAGTACTTATTAGGACAAGTTGCGGAAAAAGTATCTGCAGATTTAGAGCAATTGATTTGGAAAGGTAATACAGCAACTGCTTCTTATCCATTATCTTTATACGACGGATTAGAAAAACAATTATTGGCTGATGCTGCTGTTATCGATGTTGCGGCTATCGTTGGAGCAATTACTTCATCAAATGTTATCGTAGAACTTGGAAGAGTATATGACGCAATCCCAACACAAATTTTAAGAAAAGAAGATTTAAGGTTATTCGTATCTTCTTCTATTTTCAGAGCATACAGACAAGCATTAGCTGCTGCTTCTTCTGAGGCATTCTACATGCAAAACTATGGTGAACTACATTTCTTAGATTTGAAAATTGTTGAAGCACCAGGTTTATCTGTAAAGAAAATGGTTGCGGCTCAAAAAGCAAACTTACTTCTTTTAACAGATTTAATGTCTGATTTCGAAGATGTGAAAATTTTACCACAAGGTGATGTAACAGGTGTACCAGTTGTAAGAATGGTTGCTGAATTCAAATTCGGAACAGGATATATCTACGGATCAGAAGTAGTATTCTATAACTAAAACAAATAAAAAGTGGGTGCCAGAAAGCATCCACTTTTATATCAAGAAATTGACTAAAATAAAAAATATATAAATATGGCAATATGTAACGCACTAACAGGAGTTATCACTAAATCTTGTTTGAATAATAGTGGAGGTATCAACCGTATCTTCATCGCAGACTGGGCTAATGTAACAGGTATTATTGACGCTGCTGGAACAGGAGGCGATTGGATCACTGATATCACTATGGCTGCATCAAAATACTTCTTCGAATTTCAAACTAACAAAAATGTTTGTAACTTCACAGAAGAGGTTCAGATCGATATGACTAATGGCACAACTTTTTTTAACCAAGTACTTACTTTGGTATTGAATAGGAGAGAGACTGCGAAAAGAGACGCAATCGAAAAACTTATCAACGGACAAAAACAACTTATGGTTATTTTCCAAGACTCCAATTCCAACTACTGGTTATCTGGTAGAGCAGAAGGATCTTATGTAACGGCAATCACAGGTGGTTCAGGAACGGCTAAGGCAGATGCTAATAACTACACGATAACATTCACAGCAATGGAACCAGAACAAGCATGGGAAGTAGCACCAGCAGAAATCACAAGCACTATCATTACTTTCGCGTAATCGATAGGAATATGTATATGTAAATGAATATAGAAACCCACCACCATATCGGTGAGTGGGTTTTCTAATAAAACAAAAAAAATAAAATATGGCAATATGTAACGCACTAACAGGAGTTGTAAACAAATCCTGCGAGAATAATGTTGGAGGTATCAACCGTATCTTTATCGCCGACTATGTTGAACTAAACCCAACAGAAAGTGGCAACGAGATAACGAACCTAACACCGACATTAGACAAAGGAATATATGTAGTAACATCAACGGCTACTATAACTACATCGGTTGTTGCTGGCGCTTATGTGATAAACGACATACTAATCACAGGAGACCTAACAGGAAAGATAAAAGTAGGAAAACAAATCAAGTTCTCATACAACACACAAACTGGTGGTGGAAACTGGACAGGACATATCTTATCAGTATCATACAATTCAGGAACAAACATAACTACGGTAACACCTGACTTTGGTGGATTCGCACCAGTAGTAGGATCAGTAGCAGGAGGCGCAGCACCAAACAACACTGCTAATCAATCCGTGACAACTTTTTTATTCTTCGAATTTCAAACCAATAAGAATGTCTGTAATTTCACAGAAGAGGCACAAATCGATATGGTGAACGGAACTTCATTTTTCAATCAAGTTCTAACCTTAGTCCTAAATAGGAGAGAGACTGCTAAAAGAGAGGCAATCGAGACACTTATCAACGGACAGAAAGAGTTGGCTATCATTTTTCAAGACTCCAATTCCAACTATTGGCTAATGGGTAGAAATGAAGGATCATATGTAACGGCTATCACAGGTGGGTCAGGAACGGCTAAGGCTGATGCCAACAACTACACGATAACATTTACGGCAATGGAACCAGAACAGGCTATCGAGATAACATCAACGACTGTAACCAAATTCGTAGTAACAGCATAATAATAACTACATACAAATTAGACCCGCTCACAAAGGCGGGTCTTTTTATATAAACAAAAGTCGTCGAAAGTATATTTTATGAAAAACAAAGAAATAGATGCTAAAACTGACGACAGGCACAAACAGCACGGTATTTACACTCACTGAAAAGTACGACTTCTACGATCCATCGGTTGGAACATATATCGACCTATATTTCCTATTCAAGATAACGAACGACCTAAACAGAAATGAGATATTATTCATATCAGAGGACGTATCACCATTCGTCGATAGATACAACCAATTTTACATAAGTGTCACTCAATCGAACACACCAGATATATGGAATAG